CGGCGGCATCACGTTCCGGCGCTACCGCGGCGGCGCGGGCTTCGGCGTGCCGACCGACAAGGCCTATCTCTATCCCGAGGGCGTCGAGGGCCTCTTCGAGATCTACCACGCCCCCGCCGACACCTTCGAGACGGTGAACACGCTGGGCTTGGCCCTCTACGCCCGCACCATCCCCGACCGCGACCGCGACGAATGGGTGCGGCTCGAGATCGAGAGCAATCCCCTGCCGATCTGCACCCGCCCGCAAGTGCTGCGCAGCGCAAGGCGGACGTGATGAGCGCCGTCGCCATCGCCATGGATGCGCTCTTCGCCGATGCCAACATCGGCCGGGACGCGGTCTACATCGCCGACGGCGGCGCTCCCGTGCTGGTGCGCATCGTCGCCCGGCGCGCCGATGCCATCACCGACTTCGGCGATGCCCGGCTCTGGTCGGAAACCACCCGGATCGATCTACGCGTCGCCGAGGTTCCAGCCCCTCGTCCCGGCGACCGGATCGAGATCGAGGGGGACGCGTTCCTCATTCAGGGCGAACCCGTCCGCGACCGCGAGCGGCTGGTCTGGACCGTCGATCTGCGCCCGGCGTGACATTCGATACGGTGGGGATCACCAGTGAAACTGAAGCTCGACATCGCCCCCGACATCGTCGCGATGATGACGGCCGAGGTCGCGGCGGGCGAACGCGCCGTCACCGCCGCCATGCGCGAGGCCGGGACCGGGCTGAAGACCGCCTGGCGCGGGCAGATCACCGGCGCGGGGCTCGGCGCCCGGCTCGCCAACTCGATCCGCAGCCAGAACTTCCCGAGGTCTGGCGAGAGCCTGGACGCCGCCGCGCTGGTCTGGTCCAAGGCGCCGGTCATCATCGGCGCGCATGACACCGGCCCGCTGATCCGCTCAAAAAGCGGCTTCTGGCTGGCGATCCCGACGCCCGCCGCGGGCAAGTCCCTGCGCGGCGGCCGGATCACCCCTGGTGAATGGGAACGCCGCCGCGGTCTGCGCCTGCGTTTCGTCTATCGCCGCACAGGGCCGAGCCTGCTGGTGGCGGAGGGACGACTGAACACGAAGGGCCAGGCGGTTGTGTCGCGCTCCAAGACCGGGCGCGGCAAGATCACCGCGCCGATCTTCCTGCTGGTGCCGCAGGTCAAGCTGCCGAAGCGGCTGGATCTGGCGCGGGACGCTGAGCGGGCGCATGACGCGGTGCCGGGCTTGATCGTGGCGAACTGGGTGGAGGGGCGGCTTTGATGCGAAGCCGCGTGCCTTAGCTATCCTCGGGCGGGCGGGCGATCGCTGCGCCGCGTCGGCGGGCCTCCCGGCGGACGCTGATGACCAGAACCGCGATACAGCCAGCCAGCAGCGCGATCCCTCCGGCGAGCGGCGGCAGCGCGGTTCCGTCGATCAGGGCCGCTGCGATCAAGACCATGGCGAGGATGGCGGCGGTCAACCGCGCGTCGCTCACGAACATGCCGAACAGCTCGGAAAGGACGTCTTTCAGGATGCTCATTGCACCATCTCCGGGATAGGTTGCCGCACCATGCGGGCGGACATCAGGCCCGCCAGCAGGAAGACGGCGGCGAAGACGAAGAGCGCCAGATCCTGTCCCGGCCAGTCCACGCCAAGCCCTTCGCCGGTCCAGAATACGCCGAAGGCCGAAAGCATCACGCCCACCCCGAACTTAAGCGTGTTTTCCGGTACACGCGACAGCGGGCGATGGGCGATGGCGCCGACCACCAGAACCAGCGCGCAGGCCGCCAGCGCGCCGAGGCTTGCAGGCCACAACAGCCCGCGCCCCGCGCTGACCGCGATCACGATGAAGATGACCTCGAGCCCTTCCAGCAGCACGGCCTTGTAGGCGGCGATCCCCGCGATCCAGTCCTGCGAGGTCTGCTGGCGCCTGACGGCCTCGGACAGTTCCGCGGTTTCCTGCGCGAAGATGGCGTTCTCGTCATGGAGCGGGATGACGCCACCGGCCCGGAGTGAAGCCTTGCGCAGCCAGCCGATGCCGAACAGCAGAAGGAGGACGCCGATAACCAGTTGCAGCGCATGCAGCGGCACCTGGTCCAGAAGCGGCCCCAGCACCAGGACCACCGCGCCGAGCGTCGCCAGCGCCGCCCCGGTTCCCAGCACGGCGGGCTTCCAGCCGCGCAGGGTGGCGACGACCAGCACGATGGTGAACGCCTCCACGACCTCGACGAGCGAGGCCAGGAAGGCGGCGCCGATGGCGGGGGTTGCAGTGGACCATTCAAGCATCGCTAACCTCACTTGTTCTCGTCATGCGCGTCGAACACCCGGCGCGCGTAGTCGTCCAGAATGGCGACGCATCCCGCCAGCCGCTCCCCGGCCTCGGCCGCCCGGTCGGCGCCGTAGAAGTCGAGCTTGCGGATCTTCTCGAGCCAGCCCCGAAGCTTCTTCAGGTCGACGTCGTTCTCTTCGAGCTCGGCATAGGTGAAGTGATTGGCCGTCACCTCCTTGGCCACCTCGCGCTCGAAGTCGTCGCACTTGTCGATGAATTCGGCATAGGCGTCGTCGCGCTCGGCCTTGAAGCGGGTCAGGACCTTGGCCTCCTGAGCCGGATCGAGCGCGACGGTCTCGAGGATCACGGCCTCGCCCTTTGCCTCGGCGATGTCGTTCTCCAGCATCTTGAGGCGGCGGACGTGATCGTCGGTCTTGGGCAGAAGGCAGACGCCGTTCTGCAGATAGACTGCGCCCATGCCCTTGAGCTTGCGCCAGAGAGAGACCCGCTTGGCGGCGGGTTCGGGGGGCACCTTATAGGTGAGCAGGAGCCAGGTCATATGTTCCATGGCTCTAGAATAATGTTACGGTCGTTACATGTAAATAAGCGTGTACGTTACCGCTCTGAGGGTCCGGCCGGAAGGCTGGCCGAATGTCTCCGCCTCGCAATGGGCGCCGGCGCTGGTCCTGCGGTAGCGGCCGCGTCGTGATCTGAAGCCTTTCGACCTGTCTCTCGATCCTGAAGGACGACCATGACTCCACGCGAATCCATCCTTACCGCGCTGCACGCGCGGCTTTCTGCGCTGCCTGCCACCGCCCTGCGCGGCGACGTCCTGCCCGAGCGTGTCCCGGTCGACGGCCTGCTGATCCTGCGCGACGGCGAGCCGGGGGAGCCCGAGGTGACGCTGTCGCCGCTGCGCTACCACTACCAGCACCGGGCCGAGATCGAGGCGGTTGTGCAGGGCGCCGACCGTGACACCGCTTTCGACACGCTGACCGCCAGCATCGGCACAGCGCTCGCCACCGACCGCACGCTGGGCGGGCTCTGCGACTGGGTCGAGGCGGAGGCGCCGCGCCCCGTGGACCTGCCGGTCGAGGGCGCGGCCGCCCTGAAGGCCGCCGTGATCCCGGTGGTGCTGCACTATTCCACGGCCGATCCATTGGCCTGACCCCACCGACCACAGGAGTTGAGACATGGCACGAGCCCAGGGGGCGCGGGCGCAGATGGCGCTTGCGTTCGAGACGACCTATGGAACGCCACCCGTGAGCGGCTTCACGAAGATGCCCTTCGCCAGCACCTCGCTCGGCGCGGAGCAGCCGCTGCTGAACTCGGAGCTGCTCGGCTATGGCCGCGATCCGCTGGCGCCGATCAAGGACGCGGTGACGGCCGATGGCGATGTCGTCGTGCCGCTCGACGCCGGGGCCTTCGGGTTCTGGCTGAAGGCGGCCTTCGGTGCGCCGACCACGACAGGGATTGCGCCGGGGCCGTTCACCCACGAGTTCCAGTCGGGCGCCTGGACCCTGCCCAGCATGTCGATCGAGACCGGCATGCCCGAGGTGCCGCGCTTTGCGATGTATTCCGGCTGCGTGCTCGACCAGATCACCTGGCAGATGCAGCGCTCGGGGCTGCTGACCGCGACGGCGCGGCTGGTGGCGCAGGGCGAAACGGTGGGCACGACCACCAGCGCCGGGACACCCGCCGCGCTGGACCTGAAGCGCTTCGGCCATTTCAACGGGGCGATCACCCGCAACGGCACCGCGCTCGGCAATGTGGTCTCGGCCGAGATCACTTATGCCAACAACCTCGACCGGATCGAGACCATCCGCTCGGACGGCCGCATCGACGGCGCGGACCCGTCCATCGCCGCGCTGACCGGCTCCATCGAGGTGCGCTTCGCCGACAGCGCGCTGGTAAGCCAGGCGATCAACGGCGATCCCAGCGAGATCAGTTTCGCCTATGTCCTGCCCTCGGGCGAGAGCTTCACCTTCACCATCCATGCCGTCTATCTGCCGCGCCCGCGGATCGAGATTTCCGGGCCGCAGGGCGTGCAGGCCACCTTCGACTGGCAGGCGGCGCGCGACAGCGTCGTCGGCCGGATGTGCACCGCCACCCTCGTCAACGATGTGGAGACCTACTGATGCTGACGCTCGACCTGACGAACGCGCCGCGCTGGCATGACCTTGCGCCCGGCGTTCGGGTGCAGCTGCGCCCGCTCACCACCGCGCTGATGGTGGCGACGCGCAGCGACCCGGCCGTGGAGGAAGTGCCGGAGGATGCCTCCGACGAGGAGCGCGCCGTCGCCTTCGCCAAGGCGCTGGCGCGCCGCGCGGTGCTGGCCTGGGAGGGCATCGGCGACGCCGACGGCAACGCGATCGATCCCAGCCCCGAGGCCATCGACGCGCTGCTCGACATCTGGCCGATCTTCGAGGCGTTCCAGCTGACCTCCGTCTCCAGGGGCCTGCTGCTGGAACAGGAAAAAAACGGCTCCGCGCTCTCGCCGAATGGTCCTTCGGCGGGG